GAAGGCATCGCCATGCGCGCGGTGCAGCCGGGGTACGTGCTGCTCGTCGCTGGCCAAAACCTCTACTCGCTGCCCGAGACTGTGATCGATTGCGTCGGCAATGGCGCCTACATCGACCCGACCCAAAGCCAGGTTCCATTCCAGGCATCGAGTGAAACGCCGGTCATCAAGAAGGACCGCGACACGTTCCAGAACCTCGCCAGCAAGAGCTCCGAGTCGCGGCCGACCATCTACTACTTCGCGCGCGAGGCGCCGCTCGGCACGCTCTACTTGTGGCCCACGCCGTCGGCTTCCGAGGCTGGCGGGCGCATCCGTTTCAACTTCCACAACCTACGCCCCGACGTGGTGAACGGCGGCATGACGCTGCCCTTCGAGCGCTACTGGGACGAGTACTTCGTGTACGCGCTCGCCGGGCGCCTGGCCCTCGACAACTCCATGGCGCTCGATCGCGTGGGCTATCTCGACCAACTCGCCGCCGCCAAGAAGGACATCTGCAAAGGCTACTCCAAGCAGAGCGTCAACATGCGCGCCACCATCGACCACCGCACCGGCTGGAAGAACCGCTACCGATGAGCATCCAATACTACCCGAACGGCATCGGAGGCTACCCGCCCGGGGACTTCCTCGACACCTGTAAGCCCCTGCAAACGAGCGGTAACGTCTGGTACGTGAGCTCGCTCATCGGCATCGACGCCGTGGCGCCCGCTGGCCAGAATCGAGAGAAGCCGCTCGCGACGATGCTCCAGGCCGTCACCAACGCAGTCGACGGCGACATCATCGTCTTCCTGCCTGGCCACACGCAAACGCTCACGCTCACGCAAACGCTGCTGAAGCGTCTCACGCTCATGGGCGAGGGAGTGGTCGATGGCAAGCCGGCAGTGACGCTGAGGGCAAACATGCCGGCCTTGAACCTGCTGCAAATCGGAGCGCCGAACTGCGAGATCCGGAACATCTATTTCGCGCCGAACCTGGCCTTGAACTCGGACCCCAAGGTCAACGTGGGGGACGTGGATTTTCTGATCCGCGGTTGCTACTTCGACTGCGGGGGCAACGACAAGGGCCCGAACGTGGCGCTCCAATCGTCGCGTGCGCGCATCGAAAGCTCGACCTTCATTTCGGTGGCTACGGCATCGAACAGCCAGCCGAAGGCGGCCATCACGACCTTCACGGGCTCGAACATCACCGGCTTCACCATGAGGGATACGGTCATCTCCGCTGGCCCGTTCGGGTTCGCGAACTACGCCGCCGTGGATCTCACGGTAGGGACGGCCATCAGCCAAGTCGTGATGGAGAACATCAGCCTGCTCCTCGGCGCCGACATGGTGCTGCTGCCGGCAACCACCGGGCGCATCAACATCCAGACCGCGACGGGCGGCAGCCGGGTTCAGTGGTGAACGCATGCACCTAATCAATCCGCTCGTAGCTGGCATTCGCGGCGCAGAGATCGGCTCGGTCGAGCTGCTCGAACGCGGCACGTCCACGCACGCCGTGTACTACAAGGACTTCCCCGCGACGCAGCAGTACAGCGTACAGCCCATCCCGCTCGACTCGTTCGGCAGCGTCACGCTGTACGTGGAAGAGCTGGTCGACGTGCTCGTGCGCGACCAGAACGGCGTGCTCGTGCGCCAGTTCGTGGCGGGCGACCACGCGGCGTCGGTCGAAGTCATCAGCCAAAGTTTCTCAGGCGTCGACTACCGCGACGGGACCAAGGGGCCGTTCAAGCCCACGAACCTCGCGAGCGTGCTCGACCTGTGGAAGACGAACTCGGGCGGCATCGATTGGAAGGTGCTCGTCGGGGGCAACGTGGTCACCATCGGGGAAGCACTCAGCAGCTTCGCCGGGCTCTACTACAACGTGAAGAGCTACGGCGCGCTCGGTAACGGCGTGGCGGACGACGGCGCGGCGATTCAAGCCGCCATCACGGCAGCGGCCGTCGCGGGCGGGACGGTGTTTTTCCCGCCCGGCGTGTTCCGCACGACCGTGACCATTCAGGTTCCGGTCAACGTGTGCGTTCTCGGCAGTGGTGCGCCCGCGAGCAAGCTGGCCATCGACGGCAACCTGTTCGTGGTGCAGTGCGCGGGCGACGACAACGGAGGGACGCGAGCCATTCGCAACATGTGGTTCGGCAGCATCAACACGGTTACCACGAACAGCACGGCGCTGGTGTCGGGTGCCGGCGCGCGTGTGCTGTTCGAGGACTGCCTGTTCGGCAACGACACGACGACCAAGGGCACCCACGCGCAGCTCCAGAACAGCACGCTCGATTCGCTCGTGACGTTCAACCGCTGCTCGTTCTTCGAGATGGCAGGCAACAACATCGCCATCGCTGGCAACACGGGTCGTTCGACGTTTCGCGACTGCGACTTCAAGAGCATCTTTACGGGCGCCCAGAGCACGCCGCACATCTTCGCAAACGACAGCATGCTAATCGAGGGGTGTCGCTTCGACGCTTCCTCGCTCACGTCGGGGACGTTTGCGTACATCAACTACCTGTCGCAGGCGCCGCTCGGCAATGGCGGCGCCAAGTTCGTGAACAATCGGTTCAAGAGTGGGGCCGCTACGCTCGCCGCGTTCAGGACATCGAGCACCGTGCCGCGCTTTGGGATTTGGGAGTCCGGCAACTCGTTCGGTGATCTGGCAACCGGCTTCTTGCCTCTCTACCTAGAAGACGGAGCGGACGGCTTCGCAGACGCGGCGATGGACACCGCGGGCCTGCGCACGCACGGCTCGCGCCTAAGCCGATCCTTTGGGGCGATCAACAACGCCACACCCGTAAACATAGACGCAAAAAACTACGCGCTCGCCGTCATCAAGCGGACTACTGCTGGCGGCGGTGGCGCGCTGACGATTACGGCGAGCCTTGGTTCGCTAGGCGACACGCTGACGGTGCAAATCGTCAACACGACCGGCGCAGCGGTTACGCCGGCCTGGGGATCCATGTTCCTGTTGGGTAGCGGAGCTACGAGCTCAATCACGACCGGAGGCAGCGGGCAGTACAAGTTTGACTTCTTGCCGATTGGCGTTGGCACGACGGGCAAGTGGGTAATGACAGGCGTCACCCTCACCATCTAAATGGCCCAAGCGGAAATCAACTTCTCCAATCGGCAAGCCACCGGCCAGCAAGAGCTCGCGGGTGCGCCCGCCGTTGCGGTGAACATCATCGTGGACGACACGGGTGCGATTCGACGGCGCCCGGGACTCCAGGCTGCGCCCGGCATCTTCAATGGCATCGTCGATCCCACGGGCCTCTCCGGCATCTACCAGACCGTGGACGGCAAGCTGTACGTCGTCGGCAACACCCCGAGCTACCGAAACATCTATCGCGTGACCAGCATCGCGACTCAGATCGGCGTGCCGCTGAGCGACGCGACGCTATCGGGCACGCTGCGTCCGGTGTTCGCCGAGACGCAGCTCATCCTGGCGATAGCTGGCGGCGACAAGATGCAGAAGGTGGTGCTCGCTGACAACACGTCGAGCCGCATCTTGGACCAGCCGCCCTATGCCTCACACGTGGCGGCGAACAGTTCGCGCCTGCTCGGCAACATCGCCAACGTCAACTACAACAACACGTTCGACAAGTCGGTCGTGCGCTTCAGCGGCATCGCCAACGGCAACTCGAGTTTCGCCGGCATGGAGGTATGGACCGAGGGCGTCGTCATTGGCGGCGCCGGGCACTTCAGCGCAGAGGCCAATCCCGACCCGGTGCTCGCCGTCTACGAGAACACGAACGAGGTGTTTTGCTTCGGCACCAAATCGGTGCAGGTGTTCGCGCCCGATCCCTTCGTGAGCAACACCGGCATTCCTGCTGGCTGGTCGCCGACCGTCACCAAAGAGCTCGGCTGCGCGGCGCCCTACTCGGTAGTGAAGGTGAACCAAAACTTCTTCTGGCTCGACGAGCTCCGCCGCTTCGTCACGTCCGATGCGCGCTCGGAGCAGGTCATCGGAGACCCCATCCAGAAGACCATCGACGACATCGCGGTCGTGTCGGACTGCTACGGCTACCGCGTGAGCGCCGGGCCCCTCGACTGCTTGGTGTTCAAGTTCGAGCAGGACGGGCGCTGCTTCTCCTTCCAGAAGGGCAACAGCTGGTCGGAATGGCTCAGCTGGAAGAACGGCAACTGGGCGCCGTTCCCGGTCACCTGCGAGGTGATTTCCCCGACCACGAGCGACAACCTCGTGGGCGACAGCTTCGGGCGCGTCGGGCGCCTGTCACTCGACGCCACGACGGACTACGGCGAGCCCATCAATGCGCGCGTGGAAACGGGCTACATCGACCGGGGAACGGACGAAAAGAAGCACTGCCGCTGCGTGCGGGTGACGATGCGCCGAGGGCAAACCACGGCCCCCGTCGGCCCCGTCGCCTACATCAGCTGGCGGGACCAGCCGGGCCCCTACAGCCCCCCGCTGGCGGTCAACCTGGGCGCACAGGGCGACACGCACCCCGTGGTAGAATTGCGCTCGCTCGGCTCCTATCGGCGCCGGCAGTGGCGTTTCGAGTTTTCAGGCACCGAGCCGCTGGAGCTCGTGAAGGTGACCGAAGAGTTCGACATCTTGAAGAGCTGAGGAAGCAATGGACAAAAGGGCGAGCGGCACACTATCTGGAGCAGCATCGGGAGCGGCCGCAGGGACCGCAATCATGCCCGGCTGGGGCACGGCCATCGGCGGCGTGCTCGGCGGGCTCGCCGGCTACTTCGGCAGCGGCGACGACTCCGAGGTGGACAAGGCTCGCGCTGAAAAGGAAGCACTCGCCAAGAAGATCGCCGACCAGTACCTCAGCTACAGGGACACCGTGAACGAGGCGTACATGAAGCAAGCCGCTGGCGCCAACAGCTTCTACGACGTGAACAGCAACATGCTCAACTCGATGAACGGCGGCCAGGGAGCGCCCGACATCGCAGGCGGCGTGTACACGTCACCCATCAAAGCCGAAGGCATGAAGGACGTGAGCATCCCGAGCACGAGCCCGACCTTCGCGCCAGGCACGCCGATGCCCAGCCAGAACGCACCGAGCGCCGTCAGCTACGTCCCCAAGAAGAGCTCGTAATGGCGCAAGACCCCAGCACAAACCTGCCGCGCACGGGCGCCGTCGAAGCGCCGCTCGACTTCCGTCCGCCCGAGGCGCCGAAGTCGCTTTCAGACAAGCCGTACACCACGATGATGAACCCCTACAACCTCAACACGGAGGCGGGGAAGAAGTGGGAGAAGGACCACCCGGACAATAAACAGGTCGTCCACTACGACGAAGAGGGGTATCCGATCCCTACGCAAGCGCAGATGGATGCGGCGTATTCGGGATTTTCCAGCGGCAACGCGCCCGCTGGTTCGTATGCGTACGATCCGCGCTGGGGCTATGGCAGCCCAGACAGCGACAACCCGTACGCTTACGGGACGCATGAGTGGGACACGTGGCGCGCTCGAAACGACATGGCCAAGCGGAATGCCGCAGCCAAGAAAGCCTGGCAGGAGGCGCACAAGGACCAGCGCAAGGAGCAGCCCGCCGCAGCTCCCGCAGCTCCT